TATGAAAATATTAAAAGAGATTTATTCACAGTTTGGTATTGTTATGGAAGAGGATGGTACACAGCCACAGATTGACTATAATATAGAAATAAAAAAACTACTAAAAACTATATCTGATCAAGAAGCAAAACAAGCAATATACAAATACTTAGTTAAGCTTAACAATAAAGAAGACAAATCAGATGAAGAACTTGAGAAAGAGATTGAGGGTATTTTAGTATCTAAGAAATTACCAAAACAAGCTGCAGAGTATGTTACATTGTTGGCATCTAAATATCAAATTACTCAAGAGCTGTTAAAATATTTAGACAATCCAACAGTAACCCTACAGCAATTAGAAGAGCAAACAAACCTAAGTACACTACTAGAGTTGTCAAACCTACCGGCAAAATTTATAGGTAAATTAATATCAGCAGAAGGTAGGAGTATAGGAAAAGCAGAAGTTGCATTAATATGTATACTTAAGGATTGTATCAATATGGGAGGTAAGAGAGGTGAAACTGAAGGAGATATAAAAGTTGGTACAAAATCAATTGAATTGAAGATGGGAAAAGGGCAACTAGTACCTCACCACATATCAGGATACAGCTCTAAACCTACTAAAGAACTTAGTCGTATTTTTGGAGAAGACCTAGATTTCTCAAAAGGTAAACAGTGGACAGACCAACTACACACAAACTATAACCAGACCCAAGACAAAGACGACTACATAGATAAGGTGAATACCATGATTAAGGAGTTCTACAATAACTATGTACCATCAATAACAAAAGAGGTATTTGAAACTAAAGGAATAGCTAGGTATGTAGCAGATGAACTAGCTAAAAAATACATAGGGGAAGCTAAAAACATAATGTTAATCAGTATGTCAAATTACAATTACGTATTTGTATCAACTATAGCAGATTACGAAACATTAGCAAATTCAAACTCACTAGCAGTAGCATACCCAGATAAACTACCTAGAATAACCTTTACAGGAGAATTACCAAAAAAATAAACTATTTATAAACAAAATAGACCACAATGGCAGATAATTTTAATTTAAGAACATTCTTAACAGAGAATAAACTTACTAAAAATGCACAACTTCTTAAAGAAGCAAGAGTAGAAGGATTTGATGAGAATCAAAAAGCTTTCGAAGTAAGCTTCATAAATAAGTACGGAGGAGGAGACTTCAGAATACTTAACGCAGAAACTCCAGAACAAGCAGAAGAAGTTTTTACAGATATCTTTGTAAATAACCCAGACTTTGTACAATCAATTAAATCGATAGAACCTTACCAAGTACCAGCTGCTAAACCACAGGCAGAACCACAACCAGGATTAGAAGGAGTAGATTATGGCTCTATTGAACTTGATAGCATTGACCCAGACGATTATCCTGACTTTGTAGATGCATACGTTATATCTGCAGAATTTGAAGATGGAACCCCTTTAAGTGAGGAAGAATTAGAACAATTAACAGACGAGTTATACCAATCAGGACAGTTAGCAGATATGGCTGCCCAATCGCTTTATAAAAATAATAAAAAACCAATTATGAAAGAAACAAATTTAACTGCTAAAGAAAGACGTTTAGTAGAAATGGTAAACAGTGCCATGGGATACCAAGAAGACGAAGAACAAGCTAACGATATCGAACAAGCACAGCACGATATTGAAAGACAATACGAAGGAAGTGAAATGTCCGACGAAACTGTAATACCTGAATACAATACAATCGACGAGTTAATGAATAGTATTGACCACGGAACAAATAAGGTAGCAGAAGAGCATAAAATGCAGGAAATGAAAAAGATTGCTCAAATGTTAAGAGAAAAAGCAAAGAAAATGGAAGAAAGTGAGCATGCTGCACACATTAGTCCAAAAGACTTAAAGCAATTAGCAAATGATGCTGCAAAGTTAGAAAAAGCAGCAGAAAAGTTAAAATTAGCATTCGATAAGAAATTCAACAAAAAAGAAAAACCAGCTGCAGCTGCTAAAGCAGAAAAAGTAGAAGCATTACAGGAAGGTACTTTTGATTTAAGAAAATTCTTAATAGAGAACAAAATGACTCGTAACTCTAGAATGCTAAGTGAAGTAGCAGGACTTGAGCAGTACAGAGCAGGAATGAAACTTCAGAGAAAAGGTAAACCAGATGAAACTTTTACAATACAGCTAGTAGAACCTGGTACGACAAAAGGAATGGAAGCAGCAATGGCTCTTCACCTAAAAGACGATAATACAGGAAAAGAGTTTACAGATAGCCCAGGAAACTATGAAATTGTTAACGAAGGACAAGTAAATGAAAATGGAACATATACTCAAAAAGAAATCTTACGTGGTAATATACACGGATTTAAAGCTCCAAAACCTGAAGAATTAAAAGTAGATATGATGGTTACTGGTAATAAATTTTACGGTTCTCAAGAAGAATTAAATCAACAAATGGGTAGAATAACAGCAATTTCTGGAGATAAGGTAACTTATAAAAAAGGTGATGGAAAATTGTATAATGCTGATGTAGATGATATAGTAATCGTAGCTAGCTAACTCCACAACATAAAAAAACAAAACAAGCCCACCCCAAAAAGGTGGGTTTAAAAAATAAACACAATGGAAAACTTTAATCTAAAAAAATTCTTAGTAGAAAATAAACTAACTCCTAACTCTAGAATGTTAAATGAAAGAGATACAAGCAGAGTAGGTACAGATTACGAGTTTATGGAAGGTCCAGAAGTAGATCCTTTGGTAGCAAAAGTACTAGAGTACTTAAAACAGAACTATAAGGAAGGAGTTGATTTTGAGTATGACAGCAATATGCAGCGATTAGATCTCTACGATGATGTAAATGAGCTATCATCTGATGAAACTTTAGTGGATCTATTAGCTGACGTATTTGAGCAACCAGATTACGAAGACGGATATTAGTAAGCAGTAAACAAAACATAACCCACCCCATAAAGGTGGGTTTTTTTATATCCACATATTTATAATATATAAGTATATAATATGTCACAACAAGATATAAAACAAATAGTTGCACAAGAATATATTAAGTGTGCAAAAGATCCTGCATACTTCATGAAGAAGTATTGCTACATTCAACATCCAACTAGAGGTAGAATCTTATTCAACCTATACCCATTCCAAGAAGGAGTACTACATTTATTTAGAGATGAAAAAATGTTAATAACTCTAAAGTCAAGACAGTTAGGAATATCCACCCTAGCCTCAGCATATGCTTTATGGTTAATGATCTTCCACAAAGATAAAAACGTTCTAGCATTAGCAATTACTCAAGCAACAGCTAGAAACCTTGTAACCAAAACAATTTTCATGTATGAGAATTTACCAAAATGGTTACAACTTCCTTTCGTAGAGAAGAATAAACTATCAATGAGACTTAAGAATGGTTCTAAAATAACAGCTAAATCATCCAATTCAGATGCAGCTCGTTCAGAAGCAGTATCACTGTTACTTATAGATGAGGCCGCTTTTATTGACAACATTGAAGAAACGTTTACAGCAGCACAACAAACACTTGCAACAGGTGGACAGTGTATGGCTCTTTCTACTCCAAATGGTGTAGGAAACTGGTTCCACCAAACATGGGAAAAAGCAGAAGCAGGAGAGAATGGATTTGTTCCTATTAAACTAAAATGGGATGTACATCCTGAAAGACAACAAGACTGGAGAGACGAACAAGCAAGACAATTGGGAGAGAAAATGGCAGCACAGGAATGTGATTGTGACTTTCTATCATCTGGAGACTCAGTAATAGAAGTTGAGAATATGTCGTTTTATGAAGAAACGTATGTAAAAGATCCAACTGAAAGAAGAGGTGTAGATGGAAATCTTTGGATATGGGAATCACCTGACTATACAAAATCATATATGGTTGTTGCCGATGTCGCTCGTGGGGATTCTACCGACTACTCCGCATTCCATGTATTTGATATTGAAAGCTGTACCCAAGTTGCAGAATATAAAGGAAAAATCTCACCTAAAGAATACGGAAACGTATTAGTAGGAATAGCAACAGAATACTGTGATGCACTGCTAGTAGTAGAGAATGCAAATATTGGATGGTCAACAATTGAACAAATACTAGAAAGAGAATATAAAAACCTATACTACTCCTCAAGATCAGATACCGAAACAGTTGAATCTTATATGGCCAAGTTTGAAAGAGATAAATTAGTACCTGGATTTACAATGTCTTTAAAAACAAGACCTTTAGTAATTGCTAAAATGACTGAGTACGTAAGAGAAAGATCTGTAGTACTACAATCAAAAAGGCTATTAGGAGAGATGAGAGTATTCATATGGAGAAACGGAAAAGCTCAAGCACAATCAGGATACAATGACGATTTAGTGATGGCTTTTGCAACAGCTTTATATGTTAGAGATACTGCAATTCGCATGAGACAACAGGGAATGGATCTTTCTAGAGCTACAATGAATGCGTTTGTAGGACTTAATCAAAGAAACCAAGGAGTGTATAACGTTGCTCCTATGCAAAATAATCCGTACCTTATGGAAACACCTGGTGGCCAAGAAGATCTTACATGGCTAATAGGATAAGTTACTATTTATAAATAAAACATTTCACAAATGGCAGAAAGAAATTTATTCACCTCACTCCAGAGACTGTTCGCAACAGACATATTAGTTCGAAACGTAGGAGGAGACGAGTTGAAGATTGCTGATGTTAATCACATTCAATCGACAGGAAAGTACCAAACCAATTCACTATTGGATAGGTTTTCTCGTTTATACATATACAACAACAAGAACATATTTAATCCTAACCTTAATTACCAAACACTTAGGGTACAGCTTTATTCGGATTATGAAGCAATGGATACGGATGCAATTATAGCCTCTACTTTAGATATATTAGCAGATGAGTCTACACTAAAGAACGCAATGGGAGAAGTTCTTTCAATCAAATCGTCAGACGAAAACATACAAAGAGTTCTTTACAACCTATACTATGATGTATTAAATATAGAGTTTAATCTTTGGTCATGGGTTAGAAATATGTGCAAGTATGGGGACTTCTTTTTAAAGTTAGAAATCTCAGAAAAATTTGGTGTTTATAATGTACTTCCATATACAGTTTACCACATGGTAAGACATGAGGGAATAGATAAAGAAGATCCAACTAAAGTAACATTCTCAATTGATCCAGACGGATTAGCATCTTCAGCAGATCCAAATTATATTCCAAATAATAGTAAACAAACAATCACTTTAGACAATTATGAAGTAGCACACTTCAGATTAATCTCAGATACAAACTACCTTCCATACGGTAGATCTTATATTGAACCAGCTCGTAAAATTTACAAACAATTAACTTTAATGGAGGATGCAATGTTGATTCACAGAATCATGAGAGCTCCTGAAAAGAGAATGTTCTACATTAACGTAGGATCTATTCCACCAAATGAAGTTGAGCAGTTTATGCAAAAAACTATTAATAGCATTAAGAAAACTCCTTATGTTGACCCACAAACAGGTCAATATAATTTGAAGTTTAATATGCAAAACA